TAGTATAGTTTCCATCACCTACATAATATGCATCTGGTCTAGGATCAATTGCGTTAGTATTATGAGGTGTAAGAGAATAGGCTTTGGTGTATTTAGTCGTCATACCTACTACCATTATCTAAGGCTACAATATCTGTAGCTGTTGTACTAGTACTAAGAATGTTCTTAGCAGACAAAGGGTAAATTGTACCAGCAATCATGTTCTTAAACAGTACAGTACCTTGACCGGCTGCACTCAATCTAAGGTTAACATTACCGCCTACACCAATATAAATAGCATCAACAGGCGTACCGTATCTAGTATCAATGCTTTGATCGTTTGAATCATGGGCTGTAACTGCAGCCGCTTTAATATATTTGCTCATTATAATTCTCTCCTTAAGATGGTTTCAAGAATGAGTAACCGAATTGAAGTGTTAAGTTTCCTAATGCAACACCAGCTGAGTTAATACCCATCCTTACATAAGGGAATCTACGAAGTTTATTATCACCCAAGGCAATCTTATATCCTGTAGTACTACTACTACCGCCTGTAATACTAGTTAAAAGAGGAGCATAAGCTGTATCAGTATTAGAATGGTCTGTCCAGTTAGTACCGTCAGCAGAGAATTCTAAAAAGAAATCAATTACATTAGTGTTTCCTGTTGCTGTTGCTATGTTAACGAAGAAAAGACCTTGGCTACCAGCAAGCTTTGCTCCTGCGGAAATAGGTGGGGACACGATTTTATCTGTGCCGTGACTCCCATCACTTTCTCCTAAGGTATTGGTGATATAATATCCACCACCTACCGATACGGGAGTCCAGCTTTTGCTTACTACTACATCTGCCATTATAATCTTTCTCCTATGTCTGACCAAAACTCTGTTTCAGTTACTGGGTTATAGTTTGAGGGGGATACAAATCCAAATACCACATCTAGATCTGTCATAGTTCTGCCTTGTGAGTTAATACCTATACGAATATAGGGTGCTTGACATTCAGTCATGTCTACTTCATACGTTAAAGTTTGTTCGTCTGTTGTTGGGACAATGTTAGTAGCAATTAGCTTACCTGTTGTGTCAGGTTCTGCTCTATCAAATGTAGAAAAGTTAGTACCGTCAGGTGATACTTCAAAAAACATATCAATATCATTACCATTACTAAAGGCTGCGGGTGGTGTAGCACCTGTGCAAGCACCAGCAAAGTTAGAGTCGTCAGTAATAGTGGTGTTTCCAGCGTATCCTTTAGTTGCTTGTGTTAGTGTAATAGCTCCACTAGAATTGGCAGCTGTAATTGTACCATTATGACCATTTGCACCATTAACCAAAGCAATAAAATTAGCACCTGTTGTATTGGCATTATCTACCATAGCAAACTCATCATCTCTAGCGGCAGTTGTTCTACCTACATACGTTTTTGATGTACCGTGTGCATCAATAAGGGTTATCTGTGCGTTGTCTGTTTTAGCAGCACCATCAAATGTAAATGTAGCAGTAGCTGCGTTGTTAACGTCGGATGAAATAGGATTTTTAATTGTTAGATACGCTAAGAATTTCTTACCAGCTATTTTATATTTACCGACATCTAGTTCAGCGGTACCGAAGGCTTCATTAGCTGAGGTACCACCATCACCAACTGAAGCAATATCAGTATACACATCAGTATATAGGACGGGAGGATCACCTGGTATAATAACCTCAGCACTAGGATCCATAATCCCACCACCTCCGGCAGGACCAGACGAAGTAGTTAAACCTGCGCCACCGCCATCACCACCAAAAGAGTCATCTCCCGCTGGCTTTTTTGTTATCCCTGCTGTTTCATTCAAAGTCATCCTATGCTACTCCTCCTTCTGTTGCAAGTTGTTCTTGCATTGCTTGTAGTTGTGCAGGGTCTGTCATATTACCTGCTTGTCCCATTAACTGGTTTAAATCTAAGCCACCTTGCTCAAGTTCTTGCATCGCAGCCTGTTGTCCTGCTTGGGCAACTGCTTGTTGCATCATCTGAGCAGTCTGAGCTTGTCCTTGGATTGCCGCAGCATCTTGTTGTTGTTGTAATTGTTGTTGATAAGCGTCATCTTCTGACTTAATCCAGTTGTCCGAATTAAAGCCAAGTGCAGATATTAAAGCTCTACCATACTCGTCCCATTTAAACATAGCCATCGCTTGTTCAGGGAGATTACGAACCATCTCACCCATTTGCATTAGCTTCTGAAGATCTGAGTCTCTTGACAAAGCTTGTAATCCTGTTACAATTTCTACAGTTAACTCTCCGTCTTCAGTAAACTCATCTGCAATACGAGAATCAATTTCTTCATCAGCAATCATCAAGAATACTGTACGTTCAACGATAGGTTTCATTAGCATTCTAGCAATAGAGGAGAACGCCCCACCAAGAACATTCTCTAACTCTTGCCCGACCATACGAACAGCAGTAGCAGTGACACGATCACCAGTTGGAATACTAGCGGAGTCCATTAGGAATGCTTTCCCTAGTTCTCTACGCATAGTTTCAACACCAGTCTGTGTTGCTTGAATCTGTGGACTCATAGTACCTGACGGTGAGATAGTAAAGACATCTTGTTGACGAGCACCAATGATAGCACCGTTGTGTGCACCAGCTATGTCTTGAATCTCAGTAATACCAGCGGGATCTACGCCCACCCAGAAGCAAGAACCAGCAGCGACACCCTCAATCAAACCTTCAGTAAATGCTTCTAGTGTTTTAATGTCACCAATTAAATCTTCACAATGAGATCGACCATAGTTTTCTCCAGGTACACCTGTCCAACGCAATACAATGTATGGGTTAGTTGTGTATACACCCTCGTCTACAAGTTCGCCTTCAGAATTTTCTTTACGCATCTTCCACGTACCATCTTCTTCGGCTGTAAGTTTACAGTAAATTGTTTCATATCCTTGACGACCCATCATACCTTGATCAGTAGGAAATCTTTCATCAAGATCAACATCATTACCAACTGTAACAAACTCAAGATGGATTAGTTCAAGCAGCTCACCTTTAACATCACGACGACAAACGTATTGGTCAAGGCGTAACATTCTAAATGAGTAGTCATCTTCCATAATTAAGACACAATCACCAGCAACAATTAAGTGTTGAAGTACTTGGTATAGTATGTCCCTTAGATTTTTTGAAGCAAGTTTATTATATACTTGATAACTTAAAGCTTCTAAATATCTTCTAATTTCTGGATCAGGAGCCATGCCTGTTGCTTGTTCAAACTTAAAGAAAGGCATATCATTTAACGGAAGTAATGCACTAAGCATTCTACTTGCCATTGAAGTTACACCTTTAGACGCAACAGAACTATATGGTTGAGGTAATTGTGTTTCTTCCGTCCACCCATACGGAGGAAGTAAGGACGGTACAGTTAAAGAAGAACAAAAACGACTACGCTCCACTTTAGCGTGACGCTTTGAGTCAAGCTTTTTATATCTTTCAGCAATAGTTTCGTTAGACATTTATTATTCCGGTCGATACAGACTACCATAAAATCCCGTAATGATATTATCTACATCATCTGTTTGGGCTTCAGCTAATCCGAAAGATTCCTCTTGAGCAAGAGTTTCCATTTCTTGAGCTTGTGCTAAAGTATCAGCTTCTTCTCTTTGAATAGATAATCGGCTAGCTCTTTCTAAATCAAGACGTTCTTTTTCCATCTGCATAATTTGATCTTGTCTTTCAGCATACAGTTTATTATTACGTTCATCACGCATTTCCATAAACTTAAATAGCTCTGTATTATCTACAGGTGCTGCGACTACTGTATCTCCGCCCATAATTCCTCCTATTGTGGTCTATAGCTACCACCTACCATTAAAGTAGGAGCAGCTGCACCGGTAATTGTTTTTCTCTTACGCCTTTGAGGGGCGTATCTACGACTACTATGTGACAAAGGATCAGTTACACCAGATTCACCGCCAACAGAAGCCATGCCTTGAGCAGCAGCTAAGTCTGTTTTAGCAAGTTCTCTTTTTCCTTTAATCATTTGAACACGTTCTTTCATAATTTGTTTCTCAGTTTCACGAGTTTGTTCAGCAGCTATTCGTTCTTGAGTTCGAATCTGGTCTTGAACTTTTCGTTCAAACTCTCGTTGTTGTTTTTTATATTGTTGTTGAAGTTTCCTTTGTTCTCTTTGATACCATTCTCTTTGATTTCGATCTATATCTCTTTGAGTTCTACCTGTTAACGTATCAATAGTATTCTTTATCATTCTTAGAGGATTAAAAAATTCTTCCATACCTGTAGTAGGATTGATACTAGCTTCAGGCGAACCAACAGTTCTAGATGGAACAGAGCCTTTGCCCATTACTCTTTCAATCTGACCTTTTAATTTTTGAGCAGCCTCCGCTGGTAACACTACCTCGCCTTTAGTTAAGTGAGCAACTTCAGTATCACCAAACCTGCCTGCAGCTGCAGCACCCTTCATAGTAAAATCGATAGGACTTCTTTGACCAGGGCTTAATTCTATAGGCGGAGTAGGATTATTTGGATCGTGATACCAAGGGTTTGGCATATCCTGAGGAGGATCGGTAAACGGATCGCCCCACAAATCAGGTTTATTCCAGTCTGGATTATATGGAAACGGTCGTGTTCCGAACGGTTTAACTTCACGAGGTGTCTCAGTTGGTTCGGGATTGAAATCCAGCTCTGGGTTAAATTCAAATGGTTTCATTTCTGGAACACTCGGTGGAGGTGGTGGACTCCAGTTTGGATCGGTTAACCAAGGAGCAGGTTTAAAGGTTGGACTACCGTCATAAAAATCTCCTGGTTTCATTTGATCCGCCATTTATTTCTCCTGATCTTCTAAAATTTTTTCAAGTATAGCAATTACGTCACGTTGACCTGCTCTGAATACAGCTTCTGTAAAGAAAACATCCTTCGTTTGTTGTTTATTAAACTCAATCGGAGGAAGTTTTTGTTTTAGATGCTTTACGATTTCCGGTTCTAGCCTTGGCAATCTCTTCATACATTTCCTCAAGTTCTGTAACTCTATTTAACAAATCTTTTATTAGCATTAATTGATCGTTTGGGGTAACCATACCACCAATCTTAACACGGTTCTTTAATGCATCAAGGTAAACATTATTTATTCTCATGGGTTATCTCCTATGATATCTACTACTTCGCACGACCCCCCGCTACATGCTAACATATGCGAACTAGTGGTAGTATCCTCTAGTTCATACAAACTAAGATCCTGCCAGTCAATATTATTAGGCATTAGCTTAACTAATTCATTATACGTCTCTTCATCTATAGCTTCGAATGGAGCTTGTTCATAGATGTGATCTGTGTGTGGTAGGAAAGATATACCTGATACCCAATCCCAATTATTATAAACCCACTGTCCTATTTCCATAAACGAATTATCAGTATAATTAATAGTAACACTAGGTTTATGCTGACACCAATACTTTTGATAGGTTAGCCATAACTCTAGGTGTTGCATTGGGTTATAGTCTTCGTATGTTGTGACTCCTTCTGGTGCAGATGCCGGAAACGAAAACACAGTAGTACGATCAGGATTCTGAACGCACGGTTCGTTAGGTAATCCCATATCTTGCATAAACTTACACAAAGGATTAATGGAATCGATCCTAACTCTTCGAATATAAAACGGAGAGTATCTAGGATGTATACCAGACGAAGTCCCAGCTACACAAGATGTAGTACCTGAGGGTTTACAACAAGTAACTGCTAATGATGGGGAAATACCTAGCTTCTTAGCCCACTCAATATTAGTATCAATAGCCACTTGTTTAAGGTCTGATAACATTTCTTCCAAGATTATTCCAGGTGTAGACATTGCTTTGCAGTCATATATACCTGTAAAAGATACACCAAGTAAGCGTTCTTCTTCACAGTTTCGTTTCCAATCAGCGTCAAGATAGGTAAACCTAGTACATGCTGACTGGATTGTACCCAAGATAGCAGCCTGTTTTACCTTTAGTCTTAGTGTAGGAAAATCATCATAAGGTCTTATCACTACCTCAGTTAGGTTACAAAATTGTTTAGGTCGTAGAATAATTTCACTACAGGGATTAGTACCCCACTTAGCTGACTCTCTACCATTAGACATAGCAATAGTATTCATAGCTTCTCTATTGCAAATACCACGCTCACCTGAATGTGAATCATATAGAGACAGCCATTCTTCTAGGAATCTACCCATACTAGGCTTAGAATTATAGACAGCAGAGTTATTACTCAACGCTCTATGCCCTTGGTTTTCCCACCAAGCCCCTGATTTAGCAGCAGACATGTCTCTATCATCGAGATCAGACAGTGAAATCAAAGCACTACGCCTAACACCTCCAGCTATAACAATCTCACCAATCATACAGACAATATCGTGTACTTCTAGCGAGGTTAATTTACGTCCTGAAGCCTTGTCAAACTGATTTACAGTAAATTTAAACAGCTTTTCTAGCGGCTCAGGTCCAGAAGCAAGACCACCAAAGGTCTTTAATCTAGCTCCTTTAGGTCTAACCTTAGACATGTCCCATGTTGGGTGCAGTCCTGAATACAGGGCAGCCAGTAGGTCATTAAACGCCTCAGCCCATCCCCTGCGAGAATCGTCTACGGTTATTTTAATACGCTCATCTCTTACAATTGTACGAGGAACGATAGGAAGTTTGTTTATTTCATCGGATTCACATGAGAATCCTACACCTGTACCACAGCACAGGATATATAGTATGTCAGAAAAGGATCTAACGGAGTCTATTGCGAGGTAAGAACAGTTGTACAGGCACGTATCGTCTACCTCTGCCGCAGCTCCTGCAGTCATGAGTGCTCTCATAGATGGGAAGACTTCTCGTTTGATAGTCGATTCTCTTATACTCTCCCAATCTTCTCCCGATACCTCGGGAAACCTTTTTTCGAAGTAATCGTAGTAACGGTTTACGCATTCATCCCAGCTTTCTCTTCTCCCTTTATCTTCTTGCCACTTACAGTAGCTTCTAGTAACCACAAATTCTTGGAACTGATCCATTTAAATCTCCTTACTATTGTTAGACCCAACCATAGGTTTCCATAACTTAATCTCTTGAGTTTCGAAGTTATACTCTCCATCTCTCAATATTCTTACACTTCTTGCCATAGCCATAGCAAATAAATTAGGTGCTAAAGAATGTTCTGGTTGGTACTTATCTTCATTATACATATCTATAATGTTCTCTTCCCATTCATTCTTATCCCAACTATCTAATAACTTTTCTGCTTTCTTTGGACCAATACGCCAAAGACCAGGTATACCATCAGTAGAATCACCAGTCATCCACTGAGTATAGAAAAATCTATCGGCATCTTCTTCAGATATATAACGAATATCATCATCCTTGTCAGGATTCCAATGATATCCAGGTATAGTCTTAAGATCTTTATCAATTGTAACACCAACATATTCTTCAGATGATACACCAATACCAATAAGATCATCTGCTTCTAGCCTAGGTTCAGTTAAACAATCCCATGTATCTAACATGTATTCCCTAACCTCATTTAAACTATCAGGAGAATCTTGACTATCTCTTTTCTTTTTATAATCTCCCCAGAAATCTCTTCTAAAATTATTTTTTCTTGAGCATGACAACGCTAATACAATTGTATCTACACCATCAGGTGTCCACTTAAGAACATCATCGCTAAGTCTAGATTCTAATTCATCCAGACCTTCGGTATCTAAATAACAAGCAGCTTTATATGCTATAATGTCAGCATCAATCATCGCTTTCTTCGGTATCATCGTCATCCTCCTCTTCTTCTGTATCTAAAT